CGGCATTTGCATCAGATGTGATGTCATCGCAGGCGATGTCGCCCACGTTCGAAATACTGTCATCGCTAAACGTGATTCCCGAGGTTCCGGCATCAATCGTAATTCCGCCTGCGCCTGTGGAGGCCGTCAGGCTGATCGCGTCCGCCGCCGCTTCGGTTGCGGTGAGATTGATCGAGCTTGCGCTTGTAAGGTCAAGGTCTTCGCCCGCTGCAGAACCGGCAACGGTCAAATCCATTCCGCCCGCGCTCGTGCTGATTGTCAGAGCATCGGCCCCCGTGCCTTCAGAGGCCAGCACCAGGCTTGAGTTTTGCGCGCCGGTAACGGAGAGCGTTAGATCCTGCGCTGCGCCGTCTGCCGCAAGGGTCACGGTTGAGGCCGCGGCGTCGAAAGTGATTCCGCCCACTCCTGTAAGGTCATCAACGGTTCCGAGCGCGATCCCGGTTACACCGGTTGAGGATTTGAGGCCGATCACGTTTGTCGAGGCGTCCATGTCAAAAATCAAGTCCTCGCCCGCTTCCGTGAATTTGATTTCGCTGTTGGTTGAGTTGGCGAGAACAGCCTCGTTTTCCAGGGTTACGCCTCCAGTGGCTGTAAGCGTCTCGGCGACTGTTAGGTCGGTAAAGGTGCCAAGACCCGCCGCGCTTACCGTCCAGGTTCCGCTGGTCCCATAGATGTCGTACCCGGTTCCGCCGTTTACGAACTCAAGGGCGTCCTGCGTGCTGTTGGCTCCCATGGTGATCTGCATGCCGCCAAGGGCAGCGCTTGAGCCCGGAGAGCCGTTAAGGGTAAGCAGCCAGGCAGCGTCCGCGTCGGTGTTGCTCAGGGCGATAGCGCCAGAGTCAACAGTTATCGCCTTGCCCGCTCCCGCTCCGCCCTGGTCGTAAGCATCGTCAAGGGTGTTGTCGCCATTGCCGGAAAGCAGATTGGTTGCGGTTCCAGAGTCGTTGATAAAGTAGAGAGCATCCGAGTTGACGTAGAGCTCGCCGTATCCGGAATTGGGCGTACTATGGGCCGCGCCTTCATCTTTGAAGCGAATGCCGAATTTCTGCAGGGTAGGAGTGCCGGCCCATGCTACCCCTACTGCAAAGATCAGCAGCACGAATGCCGCCAGTAGTTTCTTTTTCATGTTGGTCCTCCTGTTGGAAGATAAAAGCGCCGCCGGGAATGCACGGCGCTATTGGTGTTTCAGTTGTTACTCATCAGCAGGGGCGGTTGTCGTTGCCAAGCACTGCAAGCAGTAGATGTAATCCGTGGCACCGATTTCGCAGTCCCACGCGATACGCGCCTGGAAAGCGATCCGGGAATTCAGGTACGCCTGAGTATCCATGCCGAGGGTCACGTACTCAAAGCGCAGCTTCCACTTCCGCTTGAACTGCTGCGGGAATGCGCCGTAATACCATGCTGAGGTTGAGAGGTCATCGAGCTTCGGAGAAGAGACTACGCGCTCAATCGGGATATGGAAGAGGCCACGCGGGCCCCAGTTGGAAAGCTCGTTCTCAACGCCGGGCACGTATTCGCTATTAAGAATTTTAGCCAGCGTTCCGAGTAGCGCATCGGGTACAACGATCTGAAGCATCGAGCGCGGGATGGCGATACGTTTGCCCCGGTTGTTCTTCATTGATGCAAGCCGGGTTCTGGCCGCATCAAGGTCGGTTTCGTCAACGAGAGCATTGTTGGTGATTCGCGTGCCCAGAGGTGCGCGGGTGCCGGGAGTGTTGGCGGTGGCGCTATAAAGGGTCGTGCCAGTGCCATCAGGCCGGTAGACATAAGGCTCGGAAGCAGATGACTTAGAGCCGTAGTGGTCCGTGACTCGCTTCAGGGTCTGCTCTTCAATCCAGTCAGAGGAGATCTGAGGAATGGCGTTCACCATCGAAACGATGTCAGCCATTTCATTCTCTTCGATCATCTCAGCGGTGATGCGAAGGGTGCGGCCATTTCTTTTATGCCGAATCTCAGCCTTCTCTTCAGTCGCGGAGATTTCCGGGAAGTCCTCACCTTCTTTCACTTCCTCAATATCCTTGTCGAGGTTGTGGACGGCCGCAATCGAGGTCACTTTCTTGTTGTCCTCGATGTCCTCCACCAGCCGCTCTCCCACGGTTTCAATCGACTGATACTGTGCATTCATGGCTGCGATAACCAGAGAGCCGGTGAGCACCGGGAAGGCAGAGGCCATGATAGAGCGTTGCGCCCCGGCCATTTCAATGCGGAGAGGCACCTGAATATCGCAGAGGGATTGGTAGAGTCCCTTTATGTCGGCGATATCTTGCAGCCGAAGCTCGCCCTTCTGGGCAGCCGCATCCATCGTGCCAAGGAAGTCGGTCGGGTGCGCCTTTGCAAAGTCGCGAATTTCCCCATAAGAGAACGTATCCTGGTACTCTATGGGGGATTTAATGAACTGTCGTTTCATGTTTATACCCTCCAGAAGGAAGTTGATTTTCGGTTATCGCCATTAGGTAAGCGTAATATCGCCATCAGCGCCAGAGATAGAGGCGTAGCTGAGCCAGTTCGTTCCGTCCCAGACAAGGCTTATAAAGTCGCCTTCGTCGGTAATTGAGACGGTATTGCCAGCTGTATGAACCGCGCCCTTGATAATCACTGAAGCGGTGTCAGGCTTCGGGTCGAAGGCCATAGCATCGGCAGCGCTACAGGCAAGCGTCACGTTCCAGCCGATAGGAAGGCCGGGAGCTGTCGCCGGAGTCGGAGCGGTAATGGTCACCCCGCCGGACGCGCCCATGTTGGTCACAATCGCGCCGCAATCCTCGACTTTCAGGGTGAGATTGGCCTTGGTGTTGATGACCTTCTTCAGGTTCTTTCGGAGCACGGTCATGCACCAGTAAGAGTACACGGGATTGAAAACCACCTGAGCCGTGGACTTGTTGGTGATTGTGGTTCCGCTGACAGGGTAATTGTCGAATCCGCACACAAAGGCAACACAATCACCATCCTGATCCTTGGTGAGCTTCTGAGAATCGGAAGCGGTAAGCTCCAGGCCGTCGCCGATCACGATTGCAGCCGCCGCGTCAATGGCGAACTCGAAAACATCGTCTTCGCGGATCGCGATGAATTCCATGTAGCGGGCAACATCAGCCGCTTTCTGCTCTTCGTTCGCAATGGCGAGAGAGTAGCGCCGGTCGGCTGCGGCATTGGCCGCGATCCAGTAGCCGGAGGTTTCGTCAAACGTGCAGATCTCGCCGCGCTTGATCGTCGCGGTAGAGCCTGCCTGGACCTTTCCAGGGAACACGAGCGGCTTTATGTCGCCGCCGAGGTTCTTTACCCAAGGATATTTGTTGACAGCCATGTTATATTCCTCCATGAAAATGGTTTTTTGCTTATAAGGCCTTAGCTCGCAAAAGCAACGCGGGGCGATTTAAGAGACCGCACCAGCTTTGCCCGGTCCTCATCCGTTACCTTTTTGCCCTGCTCGCCTTCGGTTCCCTTGGTGGTGTTTCCTGCGTCGGCTTTGCCGGTACGGAGATCCAACAGGTACTTTTGGATCTCAACTTCAGTCTTGCCAGAGCGGGCGAGCTTCGATACTTCAAGCTCAGCCTCGGGGGAGATGGCGCTTGCACGGTTCGAGAGGTCGTCAAACTGTTCAACCGTGATCCGCATCTTCGGCTTATTCTCCTCTGCCATTGCGTCCTTGACTGCGGTTGCAATCAGGCCGGGCAGCGCTGCGCGCTCTTTCTCAAGCGCAGTCTCAACAATTCGCTGAACGTCTTTTTCTTCCATGGTTGATTCCTCCGGTTTAGTGTTAGGTACTTCGGTTCGTTCTATTTCAATCCCCTCCAGTGAGCGCCCTACGCCGACCGTTGCATCTGCCGGGATCGGAGTAAGCGAAATTTCGTAAGGCGTCCAGCGGGTGGCGATATATGCCGGGCCTTTATATCCTTCCCATTCCTCGTCTACCCGCACCTCGCGGGCTTTGTTGATCATGTAGCCGACAGACACACCTTTCAGCGAGCCGCTTTCGACTTTCTTCATGGCGCGGTTGCCATCCTCGTCATCGTCAAAGACGATTATTGCCTTCCCCTTTTTGTCCTCAAGGCGCGCTTCGGTTATGCGCCCAACAATTATGTTGGCGTTGTGGTTAAGCAGGGCTGATCCCATTTTCTTCAGCCGGGAGAGGTCAACGTTTCCTTCTCCGTGAAGCAGGATCTCTGAAGCGCCCCAGCGCCTTACAGGTTCTTCTGAAGAAAAGGAAAGTTCGACGCTGCGCTTTTCTTTGTTGATGGCGCGAGAATCGATCTCAAAGTCTCGGTAAAAAAGTTTCTCGTTTCTCATCTGCTACTCCACGATGGCGAGCTTACGCCCGCCGTCAGTCTTGGTTTCTTCATCGTCAGGCTGCGCCTGCACTGGAGCGGGAGTTTTCTTCGGGAACTGAATACCGTACTTCTCCTCAAGCTCTTTGATCTTCTTCAGCTCCCGCGCCCTGGTCTCAAGGGTTTCATCCACATCCTCGCCTTGAGAGGCGCAAACATTCGTCAAGGTGTCGAAGTTGTTCTCAACGTCATTTGTCTTTCCCTGAGACTCTTTGAGCGGGTCTACCCAGCTCCAGCCGCCAGGAATCCAGGCCACGTTTAGAACGTCATCGCGCCGGGAGTTGTAGAGGCTTGCGCCGGACGCGCCCATGTATCCCATAAGCACCATGTCTGCGAGCACGTTCTCGTAAACGGGATTGCAGAGAGTGTCGATCAGGTACGCCTGGCGGACGCGCATGGAGAGGTAGAACTGAAGAAGCACAGTCCGGGCATTGCTGTAGTTCATTCCCTGCCAGTTCTGGGCGAGCACTTCCGGGGGAATGTCGAGAGCATTAGAAGGCCCGCGCAGGAGGTGATTTACCAGGTGGTCAAGCTGATCGTTCGGGCGCTGGGGAGAGTGTATATGCACATCTTCTCCAGGTTGCAGGTAGTGCCACTTGTTCGGTGCGAACTCATGGATGCGCTGAGTGTTGCCCGCATCGTCTTCGTCAGAGTCCGCAACCGTGTACGCTCCCTGGTAGTCATCGGGACGCTCGGTCTTGACAAAGCCGGTCATGCAGGCATCTTCAAGGGCCGCCATGATCTCGGCTTCCCGGTAGCGGTCAAGGTCTTGAAAGTCTTTCAGGCCGGCAGCGTATTCACTGAAGCCTCGGGACTGCTCAGGCCGCAGGATGTCAAAGAGGTGCAGCACCTTCCGGGTGCCGTTTGCGTTGTAAGCGGGTATGCGCTCATAAGAGTCGGTTTTCCTTCCGATCACTTTCAGCGTATCGCCGGGGTGCTCCTTCATTATCCAATAGGCAACCGGGACGCCTTCGGAGTCGTACTCGATACCATTCTTGATGAGCGGGTTTCTCAGTTCGTCAAAAGGCGTGCCCAGGCGGTCGATCTCTAAGACCTCCAGGCAGTAAGGGACAAATCGGCCAGGGCGCTTGCTGGTGCGCCCGACGATCAACGCCTCACCGCTTCGGATAAGCTCGGCCTGCACAAGGCGCTGTATCTTGCTCCAATTCGCAAGCAGTCTGACATCTGCCTGCTTCGCCCACCGCTTAAAGCCTCGCTCGGCCAGGGCGTTAAACAGTTGAGCGTCGCGCTCCCGAATTTTCACCATGCTTTCAGGCGGCGAGAAGTATGTTTCATCCGCTTTCACCCGAGACTGAAAGCGGATACCTAAGCCCACCACGTTATTGACGATGCGCTTGACAGGACCGGCAACGAAGCCGTTGTTGTATTCCATCTGGCGGATATGCTGCCGCAGCTTCTCAGCGCCTTCGGAGATGTAAGCATCCGCGCTCTTGGCGGTCGTAATGAAGTCGTAGCGCATCCGGTCGGAAGAAACCGCATCGAAGCCGCGCTCTTTCTTCTTGTAGGTTTCTAGCCGGGTCAGGCGGCTTCTAGCGATGTGGCGCTTGAGTGCAAGTTGGGGAGAAAAGTAGGCGATGGTTGAATCTAGCCAGCCCATTATGCAAACCTCCGATGTCGGCCATAGGAGACGCGGCTTGAAGGCGATCCAGCCGTTTCCTTCGCTATCTGCTTCTCTATGAACTTAATCCACTTTTGAAGCTGATCCGGGCCGTTATAGCGGACATGAAACCCGTTCACCTCGTACTCGCCGATGCAGGGGTCACCGTTTGCGATGTGATCCGAGAGAGCATCCTTGAGAGAGGTCAGAAGTGCCGCCCAGGTCGTAAAGGCCATCAGCGCACCTCTTCAAAGTGGAAGCCGCATGCTCTGCAGCGGTAAGAAGCGTATGGTCCGCGCCGCTGGATGGTGACAACAGGAGAAGCGTTGCACTCAGGACAAGGAGGCTTCCTGTAGCGGAGCATCCTGTCTTGAGGCTCGGCCATGGTGGTTTGTAGTTCTTCTGTTGGTACTGGTATGTCGCGGGACAGTGAGCCAAGTGGCTCATCTAAAGAGAGGGGCTTTGACTTGTGCTTTTTGGACATGGAGACCTCAATAAGATCGTGAGATTGATCTGTTTGAGGTCAGGATAGAGGAGGATTAGAGGGGTTGTCACTTGGACGTGCGTGACGTACGCGCTGTGTGTGACCTGTGGAAAATAAATTTTGCATTTTCATGAAAATAATGCTTGACAGTCAAGCATGAGCCATGATAAAAAAATAAGCGTGATGCAGTGATGCTCACAGGCAAAGCCGGGCCTTAGACGCGGCGGAAAAAACCAAAGGAGAAAAACAGAATGAAAAAAGAAAACGCAATCGCCGGATACACCCTTAACGAAATCATTATTGAGGCGCAGCAACTTGCCGAGTGGTTCGGCCAATTCCACCAAAGAATATCGATGCCGATGGAAACCAAAAACACGGTGAACATGGAAGACTATTCCATGCACCTTTCTTTTCAGGTTGGCGGCTGGCATGAACTACCGATGGAGGAGCGCAATAGATTCTCTTCCGATCTGCGAAACACTATCAATCAAGGCTTCGGCGTGATCGAGGTTAATGTGTGGGCTCGATGGGGCGGACGCTTTTACAATGAAGAACTGATTGAGGGCACCGTTGCATCAATTCTCATTGTTGACCGCAGAACCCGCTGGGACGATGGCTCTTACGAGCCAAAGAGCTTCGGCGAGGCCAGGGACAGAATAAGAATCCTTCTTGACAATCCTCCAGCCGCGAAACTGATTGGCCATGAAAGCTATATTAAGGCTTGAGGCTATTGGAGACGATGAAAGACAGCGCCTGCGCC